TTATTTGTTTATCGTACTTTTTTGTCTTAACGCACAGGTCTTGGTCGTCAACATCTTTTGTCGGTATCGGATAGACGTTATTGTTAATTAAGACGTCAGGATCGCTTCCTACATCTACCAGGTGAATCGCGTCATTATCCACGTAATCATTCTGCTCAGGTAAGCGAGACACCCATGTATGCTGATGCCTGAAATTGCGGAGAAGCTCTGCCGTCCAAAGGTCCTGTGCTAAACCAACGCGCAATGCGTCCACTGGCGTAAAGGGGATCGCGCCCAGGAGCGCTAACGCCACAACAGGATAGATGGGCGCCACGCCCAATGCTATTCCGAGGCCAAGCCCTGCAGATAAGATGATGAGGGCTCTAAAAAACAATTGACTAATATTCTTCAGGAGTTTCATGTAAACGAATTTTAGATGTTAAAAGATTTTGATTTTTCCCTTAGCCCAAATCCGGCTCAAAGCCGTAATGACCTTTGAACAGCTTTTTGAACTTTTCAGGATTGGTTGTCGCCAGCTCGTAAAGCCCTTGGCGGTCCTTTTCCTGCCAGGTTGCCCAATCCCATTCGCCAGCGCCTTCATCTTTGCCGTTCTGCTTTTTCAACTCAGCTACAAGATCATTTAGCGATAGCTCCTTGTTGTCTTGTTGCTTTCCGCCTTCCTCTTGCTTTTCCTGTCCGCTGATAAATTCAAGCGCAGCATCGGGGTCGGCTTTTGCCATCTTCTTCATGCTTTCCTCATTCACGTCAGTGATGAGGCTCTTTTGCTTGCCGATGGCAAGAATCTGGTTGACGATCTTGTCGGTGGCTTGCTCGTGTTCTCCGCCCTCAGAAGCGGAGGCGGCTTGGTTTTGGAGATCGGTAAGCATTTGGTTGACTTCCTGCTCTGTGGCCTTCTTAGGGTTGGAGTGACCGAGCTGCTTGGCGATTTGTTGGAGTTCCATGTGAACGGTTTGGTTTTGATCTTGGCGCGGCAGAACGCTATTAATTGTCTCTTCGGACTCGTTGCCTTTTAGTGTCAAATTCTTTTTTGGGAAATAGAGCTTCACTGCGTTGCGGTTGCCGGGGATGTCTACGATGGATACTTCCATCAATTCGCTTTGCGTGACTGTTGGCCTGGTTTGGCCAGCAACCATATCGCCTTCTTCTTCGCTAACCGCTAATACATTGAATCCGATGCTTACTCCATTTAGATAGCCGTTCTCAACCTTGCCCTTGATCTTTTGGGCAAATTCATCGCTGTCGTCAAACTCCGCTGTGGCTATTAATTGGCCGTTATCTTTGCGGATGTTTGTCCATTTACCGATTGGCAAGTAATGCGACCTCTCTCCCTTTTGAAAAATGTCCCCGTCACGCTCATGATTGTAGAGCATGACCGGATTATTTACAAAAGACGAAACGTCAATACCTTGCGTAAGAACGCGATAGCCATTTCTGTTCGTTGACTCATCAGAAAGTATGAAGTCCATCTCCATGTGAACAAAGCTGAACCTTTCACATGTTCTATACAAATCTCTTTTGATAAGTTATCATAAATATGTGTAGCATTATCGTCAATAAGTGATAACTTGTCAGTGTTCTTTTGCTTTGCAGGGCTGATTCAATGACTTTTGTAATATGTCAACAAGTCATTCAAAGAACCAGGCCATTATCGATCTGCTCAAGGCAGGCTGGGAGCAAAAGCGCATCGCTTCTATCCTTAACATCACGCAAAAGACTGTGAGCCAGCGGGTGCGAAAGAACAACCTGAAAGAGCAGGTTGCGCGTGAGCTGATGCAAGAGCGGAATGCCGAGGACGACATCCTGGAGCTGCTCAATTACCAACTGCGGGTGATGAAGCTGAAGACGCAAGAGCGGGAAGAAGCCTATCGGGCGAGCGAGGATTTAAAAGACCTCGAATTGATCGACAAGGGAGAGGTTGACGCGCTGTATAAGATGCATTACTCGATCAAGAGCAGTCAAGCAACCTGGAGCAATTACGTAAAGATCAGCCGCGAAATCATCGACTACCTGCAAGGTTACGACCTACCTCTATCGAAAGAGCTGATGGATCACTTGGATCGATTCCTGAATTACAAACGCAAGGAGTTTGGGCAATGAGCGAGCGAGCTGACCAAAAAGAATACCAGGCCTGGTTAGACCTCTGCTCTCGGATAAGGGAGCAAACCAGCTCGGGCCCTGCTGAGACCGGTGAGCAAAGACAAAAGCGCATAAAACGGCTCCGGGGCAATTTTAAAGAATTCTGCCATTACTATCTGGCACATTACTTGGACAGCAAATTTGGCTGGTTCCATCACAAAGCCGCCAAGGAGATTACCTCCAATAAAGATATTTTCACTATCCTTGAATGGCCGCGTGAACATGCCAAGAGCGTATTTGTGGACGTGTTTATGCCTCTATTTTTAAAAGCGCGTGGCGAGCTGGACGGCATGATCCTGGGAAGCGCCAACTTCACGAAGGCAAGCGTATTGCTGGGCGATATCCAGGCAGAGCTTGTCAGCAATCAGCGGTTTATTGCCGATTATGGCGAGCAGGCAACGATTGGGGATTGGCGGGATGGCTATTTCACAACCACTGATGGCCTTGGTTTTTGGGCATTCGGGAGAGGCCAGTCACCCAGGGGCACACGCAAAGGAAGCAAGCGCCCTAACTATGGCGCCATAGACGATATTGATGACAATCAGATCACGAAGAACCTTGCCCGCGTGAAAGAGGCCGTGAACTGGATACTGGAAGATTTCTTTGGTGCGCTCTCAATTAAAGGGGCGCGCTTTGTGATGGCGGGGAACCGCATTCACAAACACTCCATCCTTGCCCACATGGTGGGCGACCTTGAGTATGGCGACCCTAAGCGCAAAGGGCTTACACACATCAAGGTTTATGCTTTTGAGAATAAGCAGCACTACAAGAGTGATGAAACACAGGGCAAACCGGCATGGGGGCAGCGTTACACCCCTGCCGAGCTGATTAGCAAAATGGAAAAATACGGCTATCGTGCAGCCAGGAGGGAGTTTTTCCACGAACACATTGAGCAGGGCATTATCTTTCAGCCAGAATGGATTCAATGGACGAAAACAAAGCCCTTCAAAAATTACCATTCCATTATTGCTTATGGTGATCCTTCATTTAAGGACACAAAAAAAAGCGACTATAAAGCGATTGTTGTGGTAGGTACACTTGATAAGGGTTACGATATCCTATACGCTTGGGTGCGACAAACATCGGTCAGCGCAATGGTCAGCACCTTTTACGATCTGTATGACGAATATGAGAGCTACGCCAAATACTACATCGAGAGCAACATGCTCCAAGACATGTTCTTGGATGAGTTTGTCGTGGAAGGCGAAGAACGCGGTTATCAAATGCCCATCCGGGGCGATAATCGCCAAAAACCGGATAAGTTTACTCGCATTGAGAACTTAACGCCCCTGTTTGAACGGGGATTGGTGCGTTTTAATGAACATTTAAGAAAAGACCCCGATATGCAGGAGCTGGTTCATCAGCTTTTAGGCTTTGGTGGGGGTGCTCATGATGACGGGCCTGACGCGCTTGAAGGCGCAATCCATAAAGCACAACGCAAAAGCAAGGCCAGCAAGATTGAGCCGCGCTTGGGCCGATTCGCTAAATCATCAAAACGCAAGGCATGAATACCACTTACCTTACAATTGAAGATTTTGAGGCGCGCATCCCTAAGCACAGGCTCGACCAGATGATGGAAAATGACCCCGCTTTGCTCGATCAGATCGAAAAGCCGGCCATTGCGATGGTGCGCGATCACCTGCATAACCGCTACGAAGTGGACGCCATCTTCAATAAAACGGGCAATCAGCGCCATCAAAATGTGGTGCGCTGGACGCTCAACATCGCCATATACTACTTAGCCGAGCGCATCCCGGACGCCTTCATCCCGGAGCGGGTGCAGAACGACTTCAACGACACGAAGGATGACCTAGAAGCGATCCACGATGGCCGCAAAACTGCTGAACTGCCGCAAAAGAAGACAAGTGAAGGAGCTGTGACGAGTTTCAGATGGGGGAGCGCTAAGAAAAGATCGCACTAATATAAAATGTAAAATATAAGATATAAGATCAAAGCCGTCTTACATTTTATATCTCAAATCTTAAATTTTAAATCGTAAGCAATGAACGCACTTGAACGAATTGGTCATAACATCGATAAACAACTCACAAAGCTGTTTCAGGGGTCATTTGACGAGGATGACGCCAGGCGTGAAAACTTTCGCTACTCGCATCAAATTAAAAAGCACCGCACTTTCAGAGCCGAAATGGAGATGGACAACTGGCGCAGGGCTACGCTTATCGCTGAAAGCCCTCACCGGCATGATCGTTCCCTGCTTTATTCACTCTACAAGCAAGCACTCAAAGACCCGCACCTGCTTTCACAAATCAGGTTGCTCAAGGCCAACATCATTACCCAGGGTGCGTCAATGATCAACCGCCAGACAGGTGATGAAAATGAGGAACTGCTTGAGCTATTCCAACGCCCCTGGTTTGACCAATATACGCGGCTATGGGTAGAAGCCGAATTCTGGGGTCACTCGCTAATCGAATTCCAGGAAATGGTTGAAAGCAACTTATCTTTCGTTGAACAGGAGTTTGGAAAGGTGAAGCTCATTGACCGGGAGCACGTAAAACCTGAGATTGGCCAGATCGTGATGTACCCGGAAGACATGAAAGGGATTCCGTACAGGGAGGACCCTTTCAATACCTGGCTCATGGAGATTGGTGAGCCGGATTACTTAGGGTTGCTGGAAGTTGCGGCCAGGGAGATTATCTGGAAGTATTATTCACGTACTGACTGGAGCCGTCACAGCGAAAAATTTGCCGATCCGTTTATATGGCTACAGACCGAAAAGGATCAGCAAAAAGAGGTCGATAATATGGCCGATATGCTGAGTAACTTTGGCAAAAATGGCTGGGGCATTGGCGGCCCGGATGATAAGCTGAACTTCGTAGAAACGAGCCGCCAGGATGCCTACAAAATATATCTGGAGATGATCAAATACATCGACCAACAGAATTCCAAGCTGGTAAATGGTAGCGTAACCGGTGAGGACAGCAAGGAGGGGTCTCGCGCTAAAGAGGAGAGCCATGAGCGCGTGACCAACAAGATGGCAAGAGCCATGCTGAGGGGTTTCGAGCACCACATCAACTTCGAGCTGATTCCGTTCCTGCAAAGCCACGGCTATCCTGATGAACTCAGCAATCACAAATACATGTATCACGCCCTTATGGAGGATGCTGATGACGATGAGCGCGATCCTGCCACCGAGCCGCCTGCTCGGGGCCAGCAACAATTAAAAAAAAAGTAGCGGATAAGCGCTACACTGTCTCGCCCACCGGCAAGCTGCGCAAGCTAACTGTAACTGAGCAGGTGGAGCGTCTTTATGCCGTTGGCCATACCTGCGGTTATGTTCATGACAATGGCCATGGCGCTACTGTTGATCATACACTTGCTGACGAAGATAAGATCGCCTTCAACTTGGCTACTATTGTGGAGCGTGTGATCGAAAAAGTACATGACCGGAAGCTTCAAAGCGGTGACTTGGATCCCGAGTTATTGCAAGGAAATTTCGACAAGATTTGGGAAGCTGTCCAGCAAGGTCTTGACCAAAAAGCTGTTGGCATCAGCTTTGATGACCCTGATGCGGAATTTATTAACGAGCTTAAACGGAATTCTAAGGTCTTTACCGCTTTTAAAAACCACGAAAACATTAATGAGATAGTGAATGAGCTGAGCGATAGCAGCGGTGAGTTACGGTCGTTTGAAAGCTTCCGGGAGAAGGCAATTGAACTTAATGCCAAGTGGAACGGCAACTGGCTGCGGAGCGAGTTTGAGGAAGCACGCGCAAGCGCGCAGATGGCAGGCAAGTGGCGTAATATTGAGAGGCGAAAAGACCGGTTCCCCTTCCTGCAATACCGAACAGCCGGTGACGACCGCGTCCGTGACAGTCACCGCAAGCTAAACGGCATCACCAAGCCGGTTGATGACGCATTCTGGGACGAGTTCTATCCACCGAACGGCTGGCGGTGCCGCTGCACTGTTAAGCAGGTGGCAGGTGATTCAACGCTTCGCATGAAGCTGGCAGAGGGCGAAGGTGAAGACGAGGTGCAGGATGAGTTCAAGACGAATTCCGGTAAGACCGGCCATATCTTTTCCCTCAAGCATCCTTACTACATAGGTAACGAGGCCACGCAGCAGCAGGTGACGATGGCGCTCAATCGTATTGACTTTAGTGAATACGACAGCGAGAATTGGCGCAAATCATTCGATGATGAGACTGGCGGCTATGTGGTGCAGCACAGCTCGCAGGAAGATCAACGAGCGGTGAACTGGCGGGCGGGGACTAAGCTGGCCGCTGAGAGCAAGCGCGTTGAGCTTATGAAGCAGCCTGTTGATGATGAAGTCCCCGATGCTTTAGTCAATACGGGATACTTCATCGTCCATCGAGTGACTAGCATTGCTGATGTGCAAGTATTGCAAGATGAGGATTTGATCGTGAATAAGGTGATATTCCTGATTGAAGGCGATGTGGATGAGGAAGCGCTACAACAGGCAATTGAAGCACTGGAACTCAATAAGTTTATACTCGTTTAACTTTATAGATCATGCCACGTAAAAGACGAGAAGAATTCCCGGATTTTAAAAAAGAAGTTAATCAGGCGCTTCGCTTCTTTGATGGGCTAGGCGATGACCTTGGCCAGATGGCGCTCAACTTCTTTGACGATAGCTGGGAGCGCGAGGGCTTCCCTGATCAGGTTATGAATAAATGGCCGCTTCGTAAGCAGAAAGACAGGAACGAGCGTGAACGGGGCAAACGCGGCTTATTGATGCAGACCGGCTTTTTAAGAAGAAGCGGGGATTTCAGGATCAGCGGAGATATGATCATCTTCAGATATGCTGGTTATGGGGAGGCGCACAACTGGGGTTTTACCGGCAGGCAGAATGTGAAGGAGCACACGCGCAATCCTCAAGGCAAGAAGAAGCATACGGTGAAGGCGCATACCCGGCAGGTGCATATTCCACAGCGCCAGTTTGTTGGTCATTCTGAAGTCTTAGATAAGCGGATGAAGCTGCATGTGGATCGAGCGCTTGATTGGATTTTTCCATAAGCTATTAGATTTAAGATGTAAAATATAAGATTAGTTCTATGCTGAAAATTATATACACGGCGATTGAAAAGCGCTTGAAAAAGAGTATGACCGATCTTGGCGAAATTGACTGGTACTTGCAGCAGGATCAGATGATCCAGAATAATTTTCAGTATATCACGCCTGCCGTATACCTGCGATTTGAGCCGCTCGATATGGAGACGTTAGGGCGTGGCGTGCAACAAGCGAGCCTTAAGTTTGCTGTTATTCATGTAACAGAAGTGCTAACCGACCAGTGGAGCAAGCGCATCAGCGATGTGGCCGTTCGTCACCATGAGCGCGATGAGTCAATCTATACAGCCCTGCATGAGTGGAACAGCTTTTTAAGTTATGTGCCCGGCTTTGGTAATTTAGAAGGCACAGAGCATGACCTCATCATACTAAACTCAATATCAAGGACGCAATTAGTCCCGAATCACAGCTTTAGCAAACTATTGCGAACAGAACAGCATTTTGGATGTGAAGTATTTGACCACACAGGTCATATTGCGAAGATGAAGAAAAATCCGAACTTAGACTTAAACCTCTCGTGATGCCAGAGACCTCAAGCCGCAAACAGCCCAAGCGCGAAGCTACACAGCGCAAACATGAAAGGATTCGGAGCGAATTTCACGAGCTATTTGACAAGAAGCGCAAGCGTGAAGATGATGCGATCAATGATATTGCAGAGCGTTGGTTCCTTAGCAAGGCGTATGTAGAGCGAATCGTATTTTATGGCGGGTAGACTACTCCATATTATCCAACCTGCTATCCTCCCACTCCAGGTAAGCCTTATACCAGTCTGCCATGCGCCTCATGATCTTCTCATAACTCACCTGCTTGCTTTCCTCAAAGATGACCTGAACAGGCGAAAGCACAATCTCCTCATCCTCGTGCTGCGTCTTAGCTCCCGTAAGCGGTAGCTCATAAGGCTCTCCGACAGGTATGTGATGCGCCTGAGCAATGATGAGGGGCCCTCTTGTGTGTATAACAAAAACGCGATGACCGAACTTCTCATCGGCCATCGGATTCTCGGACACCATGAAGGCGGGGATTTTAGACTTAGTCATAGGCATTAATAAGCCTAGTGTCCCGATTATTCAATCGGGACACCAGACCTTCTTGTTTCAGGTTTCAAAATCGATGCGCTCCGGCTCGTTCCAGCCGGTGTACACCTTGCCTTCCATCTGCTGTGCAGTTTGATAGCCAGTTTGAGATAACTCAACAAAGCGCTTGGGCGCATCAGCTTTGGGGCCTTCGTAGGTACAGAGCACCTTGGTCCAGCGCCTGCCGGTGCGCTCCCATTTCCAAAAGAAGCCTTGGACGATCCTCTGATCTTCCTGTTCTTTAAGGTTTATAGCCATCTGAGCTTCCTGCCAGCGGGTGGCGAGATCGTCAAGTTCTTCTGCTGTAAAGAAAAAGGTGCGCCCCATCTTCTTTTTAGCGCCAGATGACGGCTTATAGAAGCCGCTGTGATGCCATTCCGGTTCATAGCCGTGGAGAGCTTTGTACATCTTTTTAATGTCGCGGGCGTAACATTCAATGCCATGCACGCTTTTCAGGTGCTTACGAGCTTCGCCCGCTGTGTACTTGCCAGATTGCTTGGCGCGTTCGTGGCGCTCGGATGTGTAACTAGCTTGTGAAAGTGCCATAATTGCTTGTTTTTAGCGGCTTGCGCTGCCGCGTGGTTAGAAAATAATTCCAGTATGGTTCGATTTAAAGAGAGTGTTGCGTCTCTCTATATGCTAATATACGAATTTAGTCTGAAAATACAAAGGGTGGGGTGAAATTTTAGTGGCTCTTTGGCTCTTGACACCAATTCTCAGCCAACTCCCTCACTTGCTTATACTCACAATCATCGGGCAAGTGCTTTATATCTTCTTTCCATATCCAAAAAGCAAATTTCTTTTCTTCAGCGTGCTCACGTAGAGATGCATAACTTGTTGACTTCCCGCTTTGGGAAGGGATGAATACACTTTCAAGCTGATCAATGCAGTTTTCAGCTTCTTTTTTCGATTTAAATATGAGATAATATCCTCGTCTCATTATAAATTATGTTTCCTTTTCAAAGCTTTCTCAACGTTTAAGCGCCATGTGCTGTCAATACCCTCTCTAATGATAAGATCAGATCGTTTACCCTGAGATGAATTACTGCCGTCGGGCAAACGCATTATATTCATATTTCTTGAAGGGTCAACATCGTTAGACTTTGGGTCCCGCTGTATCGACTGATATGTAGTTGATAAATTATCTACATATATATCATAAGTGCCTGCCCCCGTATTAGCTTCTATCGCTATGAGAAAAACCGTCTGTTCATCTGGTGTAGGAATATTTGATGAAAATTTGTCTCTATCAATTCCATCTATAACTTCCATAGACACCTCGCCACTGCTTATCTCAACGAATACGCCCACTACATTTACAGAACCTCCACTTGTCGTTGCAAATATTCTATTATTTTGTCGCCCATTACATTCAGCAAGAAAAACAGCCGTCCACTTGCTGCCATTATGCAGGAATCGCCAGTGAGACTTATCATAACCCCCACTAACAATATATTGCTGATTGACGATCTCTGCCACTTCAACACCCTGCAATGTAGATAGCACTGGCTGATCGCTTTGTGTGGGCTGCTGAAAAACAATATCATTGCCAATGCCATCTTGCAGCCCTAATTTATCACGAAGCTCTTCAAAATAAAACGTATCATCAACATTATCACCGTTCGTGTCAGAGCCCCGCATTGTACGGCTATCTGCATCAGCAGGGTCAAGCCAAAGACGAACCATACTGGTATCAAATCCAGCAGTTACCTCAACTATATCCACTTTCTTTTCGTAACCAGCATGAGCCAGATTGCCGCTAAATAGCTCAACCGTATGATAACCTAACACTGTAAATATAAAAGAAGGATTCTCATTATATTGCTCACTCAATTGCGCATTACTTGCGTTGGCTTCTTTTCTCACTATCCACGCCCAAACCTGATCGCTTACGGTGTCTCCCGCATAAGTGCAAGTAAGTTGGTCAAGATAAGCACTCACCTTATTAGCGGATACAGTGAAATCCACATTGAAGCCCGTTGCGCCTACTTGCACACTCACCTGCTGCGTGGTTGTGCCGGTCGTGTTCGTTGCAGTGAGTGTCAAGGTAGTTGAGCTATTGATTAAAACTTCTGTTTGACCATTTGCGCTGACGGGCCCAACGCCTTGATCAATCTCGATAGTGTCTGCTCCGCTCACCAGCCAGGCGAGCGTAACGGTCCCTGCCTGGGCAAGATCGTACTCGCTTGCTACAAACAGCACCGTGGGCGCGGGTGCGCTCTGGCTGCTTGTGTTTGGCCCTGGCGTAATAACTAAGCCGGGGCGCTCATTCTCTTGTATGATTATTCTATCGCTCATGGCCGCGTGACGTCTGGTAAGACAGTGAATGTGCCGTGCTGGTGCGTGTGCCGGTTGCCGCTTGCGTCCTCAAATTCGATGTCATACACGTATTTGCCCGGCTCGATGTCCATATCGGCTGCTGGCGTGCTAAGATCGAACTGGCCAACGCCCAAGGTGATCTCATGACTGGCGCTGGAGAGGGTTAAGACGGTAGCTTGGTCGCTCTCATACTTGCGCACGTGCAGCCAAGCGTTTTGATGTGTTGTGAGATCGATGTCGTTGCCCGCCACGTCTTTCACCGTGAAGCTCTTAAGCAGCGTGTCGTTTCGGTGTACGGTGAGGTCGATCTTATTGATATAGGGGGCGATTTGCATGCGTTGTAAATTTAGGGATTTAAAATATAAAATTTAAGATTTGAGATTACCGCTACAAATTATAAGTCTCAGCTTTGTTACTATACATTATTTTCGGGTCAATTATTGAGATAATATTGCGGATGAGGCGCTTAGTGTACGGTGACTGCATCTCCAAATCGTAATCTTCAAGGAGGGCGTACAGAAGGCCACTTGCCTGGCGTTTGTTCAATGAAAAAGAACAATCCTGCTCTTTAATTGCTTTTGCTGCGATTTTCTCATAGACCTCCCGCATCTGCTGTTCAAGCATCACGCTGAGGAGGTCGTTGCAGCTTTCGTAATAGTCCGTAAGCGCCTTGATCTCGCGCGCTAAGTGAAGGATTTCATCGGCTGTCATGTCAAACTGTATCTTCATCGAGTTCGAGCTTTTCAATGATATTGTGGTAGTGCTCTCTGAGCTTGTCATCTGTCAAATAGCGCCCTTGGAAATGCTGCAGCTTTTTATGCACGCTTGCATGTGTACGGTTGAACAGCTTGCGCATAGAGGGCGCTCTTAGCTTGAAGTGCTTTTGCAAGAGCCTTGCAAGAACATAGCGGGCGCGCACAAGGTGCTCGTGTCGGTCTTGCGCTTCAAACGCCTCTTGCGTTAGTTTGAACTCGGCCAGCACAATATCCCGCAGGTGCTCCGGGCTGGCCGGTGTGATCTTTGTCTTGTAGAGATTCTTCAAATTGCGCAGACCAGTTTGGTTACGCTTCATACCGTGATGGTAACCCGCGTCTATCAGTGCCTCAACCTCCTGCACCGGCAATGTGATGAGTTGCTGCTCGCTCATTGATGCATCTCCTTTTTGGTTTCTTTTCTATACATTGCTCTTATCTGTGTGGCAACCTCGTTCAGCTCGCTGCCGCCCAGGTTACTGAGTGCCTTCTTTTTCGTGTTGACCGGCATGGCCTTAACGGTGTCGTCAATTGCCCTGTTCTTGAGTTTGCCGCACGGAGCATAGCGTTGCGGATCAAGCAAGGCGAGCAGGTGGCAGATGAGCTTGCGTGTGCGCCCGTGCATGTGCTCATCTTGGATTGACAGGTAATTGATGAGCTGCTCGCACTCCTGCTTTGATAGCTCGGAACTGCTTTCTGTGCGGCCGCTTGAATAGCTGTAAACCAGCGCCTTTTTCTGTCTGCCCAAACTTGTTAGAGTGAGAAGGCGGTGAAGTTGGGCGTTTTGGGTTTGTGTGCGTGTGCTCATGTGTTAGTGTGTTATATGTGTCAATATGGTGTTTCACTCGTTCGCTTTTCAACCCATTCCCGTCTTTTGCTGGGGTGTATATATCCGAGCCCCAGCAAATGGAAATAGTCTTTTTCATCATTTATGTGCTGGATTTCGTTGTTATAGATCACACGGCCGCCTTCGTGTCTCACCCCCACATTTTTTGCAATATTGTGCACAAGGTATTGACTGAACTCCTTTGGCCCGGTTCTGATAACCATCTGTGCGCCCCAGCTCTCAGGCAAAGGCATGAATAGATCAATATTGACGTCTTTATCTTGAACATAAAACTGGCAGTAACGCCCGGTTCTCATGTTGCCTTTTTGCAGCTTGCCGAGCTGCTTGGCTTGCATAATAAAGTTTTCATCACGTGCATTTTTGCCTTCGCCCGCCCAAAGGCCGGGATTGATTGTTTGTGTCAAGGGCAGGGCTAACAGCTCAATATCCTTAACCTCTTTTTTACGCCTTCTGACTGAACCAACAATTTCTGTCTTGTAGCAATAACGGGAAATGCGCGCCCTGACACTTTTAGCTATTTGTTCTGCTGTAAGTAAGTCCATGTAAGATCTCATGTTTAAGATTTAACCGCATTTAATCGTTCGTAGTACCTTTTTCTGGCCTCTCCCAGCTTTTTCTCCTTCTCGGCTTTCTTATTCATTGCTTTTTGATAGCCGGGCATTTCGTTTATTGGCCACAGCTCACTTTTGTTTGCTTCTTCCGCTTCTGCAAGGGCGTTGTTGATCTTGGTCAGTTGCGCCTTTTGGGCTTCATAGCTGCGTTTGAGTTTTTGCAATTCAAGATCGCCAAGTGTCTCGGAGTCGTAGGCGTAGCTGTCTTGCTCCACTTTCACTTTTGGCTGCTGGCATTGTAGCTTGCAATGCCGCCACCGTATAGCCCAGGAACGCGGCTTAAAACTAAAGGCGGCAATGTTGATCTGGTGAAGCTTAACTTTTTCGCCTGTCCAGTCGATCCTGCTGTCTTCGCGCAACTGGTATGTCCACCATGTAAAGCGGATGATTTTCATGGCTTTAGTATTTATTCAAATTCCTCCCCTGGTTCAAAATGCCGCTCAAGCTTGTAGCCATCTTTTTCAATCTCATTGAAGTCATCGGCCATGCAGAACGAGCATAAGTGTTTATGCTCTTCACCGTTTAATACTTCATTAATCTCAGACATGACTTCACCTGAGATGACTAATTGCTCTTGACAGTGATCGCAGATTATGAGTCCTGTTTTGGTTTCCATTGTTTTAATTTTTTTGAACGGTCGGACGGTGATCCGTCCGACCGCTGATTTATAATGAATAGCCGCTGTTACCGACAAGTCGGCATAGGGTTCGCAGCTATTCCTTCTCTAAATGCCGGTTTCCCCTTCTTTGCTAAACTCCGAAAGCACCTTCAGCAAACCGGTTTGCAATTTGAGCCCGCCCGGCTGCGACCTCCGGGTAAACGCGTTCGGGCTTGTTGAGCGGCTCATGACTTAACCTCAAAACGGTCTTCTGCGGTTAATTCAATGCCAAGCTCCTTCATCTTGCCGCTCAGCTTCGTATCCTGCTCAATGGCGCGCGCCTTGGCAACAGGAATATCCACCTTCACGTGTTCGGGGAAAGTTTTGAGAAGCTTGCCCGGATCGACTTCTTTGGGCATGACAACTTTGCTACGCGCTGCCCATACGAGCTTCGCATCATCAAGCGTAAGCGTCTTTTTGTCTCCGAACTCTTCCGTGTGTTCGACTGCCCACTCATGAAGCTGCTCTTCCAACCGTTTGCGGGCATCTTTTGCTTCCTCCTCTTTCTTCTTCTGCTCTGCCCATTTGGTTGCGAGCATGTTCGCTTGCTCGCGTGGCGTCTGTTGGCGTGTGTCCGCCTGGATTTGTTTACCCATGATTTACTGATTTTAGTGAAACAATATAATTAGCGTCTTTATTCGCCACAAATGGAGTCAAGCTCCTCGTGGCTGTAGTGGTGCTCTCCGTTCAGTGCGTTTCGAGTGGCCATCTCGGCCAGGATGTTCTCTCGTTTGCGGCTTACCTGCTCGTGTTCTTCGGGATATAGCGCTTTCTGTAGTTGCTTTGTGAGCTGATGAACGCGCTCGCGCAGGTCATCGTAGCTCATGTCTTGTAGTTCTATTTGATTCATCAGTTAGCCTCCTGTTTTGCTAGTTCTTGAATCGCTTGGTTGGGATACCATGATATTGCTGGGTGATGATATCGCTCATAGAGATCGTAAGTGATTTTACCGCTTATCGGATCGATGTTGTCCTGCATGATCAGCTCGTGGTAATACCAGCAGTATTGGTCGTAAAGCCGATGATCGAGCATGGACCACACCTGGCGCCACCACGTCCAAAAAGATGCTGTTTGGCGCAGATTGGCTTTTGTGGCCTCGGTGCCGGGAAAATAATGCGCAAGATATTCAAGACCGCGCTCGTATTGCAGGTTAGTCAGCTCTTTTGTCGTGATATTCACAAACGCCTGTATCTCATGCGTTCTCAGGATTTTGGTTCTGTGAGGTGTCATAAGCATGTTATTCTCCGTTAATGTTAATTGGTTGCGCCCCGTGATAAAGCTGAGCTTGTTCTTCGTTAATAGATAAAGTTCCACCCGGTACTCTGCCACTTACATGGCATTGCAGCCCCTCCACGCGCACCACCACCTTGGCCAGCTTCTTGGCGAGCCGCGCTGTGGCCGTATAGGGCGCCCCTCGTTCTTCATGTGCTAAAAAGATAAGGAGATGATGTTTATATTCCTGCAACATACGCCTCATGCCTCCATTCTTGAGTTCATCTGAATAAATGGTAATATTATCAAACAAAACAGTTTTTGGGCCTTTCCGCTTGCGAAGCTTTGCGGCAACTTCATCAAGCGGTGTATATTCAAGAAACTGCACTCGATCCTCGGCAGTAAGACCTGCGCGCCCGCATGCGTCCACGAAAGCCTTGCTCGTCCCTTCTTCTGCGCTGACGTACAAAGTGCGCTCAAAGCTTGCCAGGTACTTGGCCAGCATAAGAGCAAACCACGTCTTGCCGTGCTTCTCAGCTCCATAGATGAGCCAGGCGCCTTGCTTTTCAGGATGTCCCATAACTTCTTTCCATATTCCGTCAAATTCAAAGCAGTCGAACTTCTGCTCAAATAAATTCTTAACCGTCTTAGTTCTCGGCATTCGTTAGCTCGATTAGTGTTGATAGATAGCGCAGCGTAGCACTCTTGGCCATGCACTTTTTAACCACGTTGTTGACCTTGCCCTGATCTTTTAGGTTGACCTCGGCCACTTGCCTGAATAGCTGCTGATAGAATGCCTGGCGATCCTGTGGCGTCTTGGGAACCAGGTTGATAAATTCATCACTAAAGCGGCTGTAGAGCTCCGCATAGCCCACACGCTCATTGTTGATGCCCTGCTCAATGCGCTTTCTCAGTCCGTCAGCGCCCATGAGATACCAGCCGCAAGCGCCCTCGGTTGCATTCCATAACTCCTTGAGCTCCAGGAGCGCCTTATATTCAAGATCGCCAGCCTCATCAAGCACGATCAAGGGGCTTGCAAGCATGTTGATATAGTATTTCAAGTTCTGTTTGATCTCGATGTAGCGTCCCTTGACAGGCATGCCAACCGTGCGCGCAATACCCTTGATGAACTGGCTCTTGGTCTTAATTTGCGAACAATCAATGTAGAAGGCGTCATTCATCTGCCGTATGATGTGGCGCGTGCAAAAGGAGCGGCCAATGCCGCAGTCATCAACCAGGATCATCGATTTTGAAAACTGCTTGCAGAAGCGCAGGTTGTCCTCGATCTCGTTATACACAGCCGTGCGCGCCACTTGCCAATTGCTCTGCTTTAAGCCCACATTGAACTCGCGGCCAAGAGTGAGCCACTTCATGTCGCTGAGGAGGCCATCCACCTGGCCCTTCTTCAGCTTTGAGTATGTACTGCCAGGTACACCGAGCGAGGTAGCGTACTGCTGATCGGTGCCTGAAAAGCCGCTGCGTTGATCGAGCAGCGCCTGTTGCACTTGCTTTTTAAATTCTTGTGTTAATTGCATAACTTTGAGTTTAGGTCAGGTAATCGATAGGCCCGTCTTGGCTTTGCGTCAGGCGGGGTTATTTTTATTCAGATTTTAAATTTATCGCGCCAGGACCTTCCGTCGCCCTCCCCTTGTTGCTCCACCGGCACCGCTTCGCACTCATTGCCCAGGCTCTCCGCTTCCTCATCATCGTCCACTTTATCTTCTTCAAGGCCGGGCATCTTGAAAGAATTTGAGACTGTTTGCGAACGGTTATCAAGTATTGTCACGTCATTCAAATCGCTTTTTTGCCGCTGCATGAAGCCGTCAATTGTTGCCACGTAACTACTCATGATCTGCCGCGCCTGCTCATCAGCCGGTGTTTGTTCAACCTGGGCGCGGTTATAAACCGGTTTTGGAACCGCCTCACAGATGTAGCGGCCATCTTTGTAGATAAGCGCTTTGAGCACCTGGCCGTCATTGCCATCCAGCCAGTAGATATCCACCGAGGCGCCCTCAACCTGTTTCATTAAGCGGATTAAATCATCGCCAACGGCTACTTTGTTACCCTCGCCAAGAAGGAACTCGCCATATTGCAGCTTGATGATGCCTGCCTTGCATGAACTTTTGCGGTGATAACCGATGTAAAGCAAAATAGCGCGCCAATTTGTGGCCGGTAGATGCGGGTTTTGATTGGTAATAAAATACTCCCACCGGCTGACGCCTTTGGCCTTGGAATGCTCCATGTTATTCCAGGTTTGAATGTCCTTGAGCGAGCCGTTGATGATTTTCTGATAATCAATGATTGTCTTGCTCTGTGGGCCTGCCTGGTTGGCTTCGCTGGCGCTGAACGGTCTTGCCAGCCATCCCTCGCGCTTCTTTTCAAGCTGATAGCGAAGTGGCCGGTAGTACGCCTCAATGCGCTTCCCGCGTGCGTTGTTTGCTTCCATGCGCACATTTTGAAACATGGCGCCATTACGCAAGAAAGTATCTGTAAATTGACTGTTAAGGGCCGTTTCACACTCGAGCTCCCAGGGTAAGTTGAGGCCCCACTCGGTGTAATTGCGAACGAGCTGGCGGTAGAAGTTGAGGATAAGCCCTTCTTTCGTCTCACCATACACCCAGCAGGTAAACGCCTCACTGGCAAGATCAATGGCGTTGTAGAACCACAAGCGTTTACCGAAAGCATATTCAAAAGGCGGTTGCCGGTCGTCAATAGACAGGATCGAGCCAGCGTAAGTCGGCTGACCGAGGGAGTGATAAGGGCGGTACTGACTGGCCAATTGCTGACGGTTGCCGGAACGCCTTGCGTGTGTGTGGATTCTATTTTCCCATTGCCTAAGGTAGCGCTTTACGGTGCTATCGCTAAGCTTGGGAAATGTGGCAGGATCGTACACCTCACCGGTCTCGTTACAGATCACTTCCAGCTCACCGTTGATGAAGGCATCAAATTGAAAAGAGATTTCTGTAGCTGTTGGTTTGTGCGGCTGTGTGGCAAAGAGATCATTGAGCAGCTTGACGGTGCGCTCATCAACTTTTTTCGCATTTACGGCACTTGACTTGGAAGCGTCTTTGACCAGGGCAATGTAGCTGCGCTCGTTGAAAGCGCTCCACCTTTCCATGAATCTTCTATAATTTCCGGGCAGATTATGTGCGACTTGGTGTTTGTTGTAAAGGGTGTCGTTGAAGGAATGCGCGTCATTGAATAGTGTGCGCTTAACGTCTTTGGTCTTGCCGCCTTTGTTGATGCGGTCTGCGTAGCGGTCAGCTTGTAATTGCTGAAGCGCTTTGAGGACGCTGGCGTTAATGATGTATTGCTCTTGTGTGTCGTCTTTTAAGTAGCTGCCGTCCGGGTATTGATGAGATGTGTAGAACTGAACTGCCTCGTGATCAATCTGGTAATAGCGCTCAAGGATGTGATCATTCTTGCGCGGATCGCCAAGTTGCTCTTGTATGTTAAACGGGAGGGAATCGAATGAAATAAGCGACCTGCGGTTATAACAGCCACGCTGAACCTGTTTGACTCCATAGGGCTTGTTGCGATGGCGATTGATGCTCTTATTTAAACTATAATACGTTCGCCAAAAACGTGGCACAATCTCCTCTTTGGTAACAACTAATATGTTATCGGACCACTCTGGCATTACTTCTTAATTAGTGTTTCTCTCATTTGAATAATCTGCTCGGCAGCTTGGATAATATCATCGTTGTGTCTTACGCCCATGAGTACTTTGCGCACATAATCTCGTGTGAAACCGGTCATTTTACTGATCGTTTTTCTATCACCCACGATCAGTTCTTCGCCCAGCCTCTGGTTTAGTGGATATTTTACATTTTTTGCGTTTTTCATTATTTTGTGCCTTATTGTAATGACAAATCTAATCAAGGTTCTTGACAAAATCAAGCAAATTGAACATCTTTTTTTCAAAAAACTTGACATTCTTACGAAAAGAAAAGGGCTTTAGTCAGCAAAAAATTGCTGATAAATTGGGAGTGAAGCCTAACAGCATCAGTAATTATGAAAAAGGTGTTTCTACACCAGATTATTCTATCCTGATAGCTTTGTCAAAAATCTTGAATATCAGTATTGACGACTTGCTTGGCAAAAATTTATCTGGATTTGAAAAACAGCAACTTAAAAAACCAAATACTGGTTATAAAGCTATACAGCCGGTTGCTGTAACGGTAGATGAAAGCGGGGAAGACAATATCGTGATGGTTGACAGAGCCGTTTCAGCAGGGTATCCTCAGCATTATGCTGATCCTGCATTTTTTCATGATTTGCCTGCATTCAAACTGCCGGGTCCAGAGTTTCGCCGAGCAACTTTCAGAAGCTTCCAGGTTGAAGGCGATTCGATGAGCGACACGATCTATCACAGCGACTGGGTCATTGCGAAATACGTGGAGCATTACAATCATGTCAAAGAGGGCTATATTCACGTGATCGTTACCGAGGATTCCTTACAGGTTAAGCGTCTTCTCAATCGCGTTCAGGAAAGAGGGAAGTTGGTTTTGCTATCGGATAACAGGAACTATCCTTCAGAAGAAGTTGACATATCCAACATATATGAGTTATGGTATGTAAAAGCCAAGCTATCTTTTAATCTGCCTAATAGAAATGAAGGATTAGCCAATAAAGTTGCGTATTTAGAAGCAGACATGCACGAAATGAAGCGTACTATTCATTCACTAAATAATCCTGAAAAATGAGAACGAAAAAAGCAGAAATCCGTGCTCAGAATATCATAAGTCTGATAATTGCTGGATTTTTTATTTCCTTTTTACTTTGGCTATTTGGCGTTTTTGAAGGCAATACGCCCACAAAAGCTGAAAGCCTTTATAAACAAAGATTCTCAAACCTAACTGAACAGCAGAAGAAAGAAACCGTTGAGTTTTTTGTTAACCGTAAAGGCCCCTGGCGCAAATTAAATATTAACGCCAACAGTCGTATTCGCAAAATGGCTAAAAGTAGATTGAAACACCCAAGCAGCTACCAAATAAAAGGTCCTATAAGCTGGTCGGCCTACAATGATCATTTTATAAAATATGGCATCTACTCTGTAAACGAGGATGATCTGCTCATCTATGGGAAAGGTTCTTACAAAGCAAAGACCGACTTTAATAATTACAAGCGTGGGAAATATCAAGTTACCGGTAAATTATCAAATACCAGTTTTGTGATTACCAGCTTTGAGATGGATTAAAACCTGTCAAAAGAAAATAAATATCCCTTTTCTATGTATGCACATGATTTTATGATCTCCTAATCTCTTTCTTAAAACTTGAAAACCCTGACCATATCCGCCTTTTGTGTTTATCAACGGCAAAGCAAACAATGTATTATCGGGGTTTGAACCGATTATTTTGGCGCATTTTCCCTTTTTGAATGGAATGATCGGGCATGAATCCGACCACTTTTTACACGGGTGTGTCCACCCAAGTGTCCACCCAAGTGTCCACCCAAGCATCATAAAGCCGGTTTTACCGGCCAGTCGCCATGTAGCAATAAGCAGGCTCATTTTTACGTATCAATGCCAGAGTTGCCGTCTATTTACGGGGCATTGTCGTTTGTGTGTAAAAAAGAGGTTGTTAAGCTTTTATGCTGTAAGGTAAATGCACTTGAGTGCACATTCCGTTTTGTTTGCAGCTACCTGGTAAAACTCTTTTCAATCAAGACGTGGCGAGAGCTGGCAGCACGTTCCGTTAAAACATAATAATGTACATTCTGAATGGCCCCCATTAGTTAATGCACAAATATGAACAAGAAATTGCAAATCAAAAGCACGGAATCAGCTTTGATGGATTCCTTTTAATGCAAAGAGAATCCACGACCAACAAAGAATCCCCACTTTCCTCTAAGAATCGCTACTTTTGAATGGCTTCTTTACTTGGTAAGATTTCACCTTTATGAATGCATTTGTCGGTTTCTTACGCTTGATCAGGGCCACCAATCTGGTCTTCATTATCCTAACGCAAGTATTTCTCCGCTACTTCATCGTCATTCCTGTTCTAACCCACATTGGCGTCACCTCAGCCATGAACCATCTCCAATTTTCCGGCCTTGTTTTGGCCACTGTTCTCATTGCAGCAGGCGGTTATATTATTAATGATTATTTTGACGTCAAGATCGATAGCACCAATAAACCCAACCGAATTGTCATCGACAGGTTAATAAGCAGGCGAACGGCCATGGCACTTCACCTTGGCTTCAACTTTATTGCTGTGGTCATTGGTGTGTACTTATCATGGGAGGTAGGCAATCTCAAACTTGCCGTCATTTTTCCTTTAGCGGCTGGCCTGCTCTGGTTCTACTCCACTTCTTATAAAAAAATGTTCCTTGTCGGTAATATAGTGGTGTCATTTTTAACTGCAACCGTTGTCATGGTGGTTTGGCTCTACGAAAGCACGTTCTATGATGAGATGATGTTCGAATTCGTGCGCTTTTCCGATGATAAATTGCAGGTTTTTAAAAGAACACTCTATACCTTTTTGGGCTATTCGTTCTTCGCTTTTTTGATTTCCATAATCCGTGAAATCATCAAAGACATGGAAGATATTCACGGTGACGTTAGTTTTCATTGCCGCACAATGCCCATTGTTATAGGGCTTACAAAAAGCAAAGCAGTCACTGCTGCCATTGCTTTTCTCATGATAGCTGCCCTGGTGATCGTCCAATTCAAATTTTTCACATTGGCATACTATTGGAAAATCACCTACCTCTTTGTACTGGTACAGGCTCCTTTGTTCG